CTGCTGCCAGGATAGTCGCACTCCGTTAGTACGGCTACCCGTAGGGATGTAATCCCAATAGGGAGAACATCTTAGCCTCTTTCTAAACATCTTACGGTCATGCCTGACCATGATGCTTAGAGACCTAAGTTCACCAAACAAGAAGCTACAGTACAACCCGGGAGGGTTAAACCATAGCGTCTTGCTGAACCCATCAGGGGAACGGACTCCCCCCTCGGAAATGGTTAGCCTACTAGGTCGCCGCTCCCAAGTCTTATAGACGAAAGAGAGGTTACCATCATAGGAGTGACCACTTGCGAGAGCGAGAGGAACCCTTATACCGGAATCATACGAAGAGTCGAATGGCACGAAGTTACGGAACTTCGGCGCAAGAGACTTAAGTAGGACCCGAACGGCATTCCGTAAAGGAATACCAGTATAAGAGGACCAATCGTTTAACTGGTTCAAGGTGACCATGATATCATACGGTAAGTCCAGCTTTCGACAGAAAACCGGACGTACTGGTTGGCCTAAAAACCAATCAGATCCGCATGACTCACGGAACGGACCTTCAGAGAAGGTCTTATTAAGGTTAACCTTAAAGTTGAAAAGTGCCAAGTAATGAACAAGTCGGTCGAAGATTTCTCTCCGACAGATAATGTCATCACCAAAACACGACCAACCAAAGTCAGGGCTACCAAAGATATTGGTAACCGCCTTAATAATAGCCGAGAAAATTATGGTTTGCAATGGGAACGTAAAACCGTTTCCCATCGTAGAGACCATAAATAATGGCACCTGCTTAGACTTAACTTCACAAGTCCTTGACCTGAGCACCAGAAGTAGTTCAAAGAACCACCCTGGTAACACAAGCTCACAAAGACGCAGTGAAATAGAGTCTGAGGCAGAAGAGAGATCAATCGTGGAATACTTACCACTAACCGATCCCTCTCTCGCCAACGCATGATTCACCTCTGGCTGTCGAGCTAAGTCAATACCAAAATACTGACCTAGGCGACGCTCGAGGTGAGCAGCGAGACCAAGCTGATAAAACATGTTCAGCGTTGGTTCAATGCAGATCATGCGACTCGACTTCGAAGTCTTAGGTACGAAGCTAGCCCTACTACCGCTAACCACCGATGGACTACCAAACTTTTCGTAGCGGAGGCATTCCGCTTCAGATAGGAATGGTATCCAATCAGAGTAGTTCTTATACTCCTCGTATAAGTATAATGATGTGGTTGACAACGGCGAGGCAAGGTACTTTGTATAAAACGAGGTACCTTCAGCCCCGATATTGACACCTGGACCTGGCCTACCCGACTTTAGAAGGTCGAAGTAAGATGAGATCAAGGGCTTCCCTCCAGGGTGGAAAAAGTCATCCAAGATGCGTCGGATCTCTCCGAGCACCACGATGTCGATTTCCCACTTAGGATTGAAGAACCAATCTTTACAGGAGTTATTAGCTTCCGTAAAGGCCTCATAAGCCTTAGCATCAGCTTCACGAGCGTCACTAGGTATCCATTTACGGATTACCGAGTGAAGCAAGTAAGACGACGCATATTGCTTATAGGAACATCCTGGAAATGGTACGTGTTGAAATTCATCAACCATACCACACCAAGGACTAACATCATCATAAACGGCTCGATAAAGAACATCAGGACTAAGGCCCATAATGCTACTCCCGAGAGTGACGAGTGCGGAACTAGGATATTGCTATACTAGTAACCGCACACCGCGGCAATGGCGGCGGCAACCTTGCCAAGTGCTTTTGGCACAAGGTGAAGATTAGACGCGGCCAGAACCGTTCCGAGGATCGCACTTGCGTGCGAACGTAACCAGGTCATCATTAGATGACCCCGGTTACGGCTGTATCACCGATCCCGATGCTGATTTGATTCAGCGCGCCGATCAGGAGGGACAGCATAGCGCGTACATTCGCAGCGTCCGAGAAGTCGGCCCCAGCCGGAACAGATATCTCGACAGTGGCGAGAGCCACCTGAGATGCCTGGCCGGTGAGAGGGGTCACGCCTTTTCGAGCGATGATCTTGTACACGTTCCTCGGGACACTCGGAAGGAGACCGGTCACCGAATTCACGCCAGGCAGAGTCCGGAGAACCGGAGGCCTGCTCAACGTGATGGTGAACGGACGGCTGGGAGTGGAAGAAGTATCCACACCAGACTGTGTCCCGCCAAGGCCGGATACAGC